AGTTAGGCGTAGGCCATACGTTAATACATGGCAGGTTCTGTACAGTAACTGTAGCGTTAGCTGTATGAGCTGCAGCAGTAGTTCCGTTCTGACCACGGGCGCAGTTGATTAACTGGTTTCCGTTAATGTTTGGATAGCTAATTGTCTCGTTATCAATCTTGATAAATCCAGAAGAGGTTAAACCGCTTGTAGAGGTTAGATCAATGGTTGTGGCAGTAGAGCTTATATTAGCGCTTAAAAGGGCGTCTGAGAGGTTTTCTTGACCTGACTGACGGTTGATGTACACCTGAATCGGTCGCCCCTGTGCGAGCTTATTAGGCAAGCTCATGTAGGTCGGCTCTGCAATACGGCTGATATTAATGTCTATTTGGTTAGAAGTACCGTTATTTTGGCGGATAACCATGTCCATAAGGTCAATGGTATCTGCTGGGTATGGGTACATAGCCTGTCCTGTAACCATTGGAATAACGCCCTGTTCTACTGTCCAAAGGTTAATACCACGGTTAGCCCATTCAATGGTCAATAGGTTTAAAGAGCGACGGGCGGTACGGAAATCGTATCCAGTACGCAGCTCTTTGCCGCATCTCTCGAATGCTTCTTCGATTAGATCATTTACATCTAGATTAAATGCGGTTGTTCCAGTTGTTGCCATTATTTTTTCTTCGCTGTTTTAGCAGATTGAGTAAATGCCGCTTTAGTAGGCGCACCCTTAGATCCAACAGGACGCATCTTTTCACCAGAGCCAGCAGCAATACGCTTTTGCTTCGCATGAATATTTGCATATAATCCTGGTTTAACTTTCCCACCTTCAGCAAACTGAGTAAAGTCCGTGTTATCCCTGCGGGGTTTCTTAGTACCTTTAGGCATTTTAGAAGGGGCGATATCACCCATACCACGAGATGGTCTCATGCTCTTGTCTTTCCACGAATACAGCAACCGTCAGCACGTTTAGAAGCGGATGATACTTTGCCGCCTTTTTTCATGCCAGTAACATTGCCCATAGTGTCAACAGCAGGAATATTCTGTTCGGTTGTGCCAAACATTTCATATTCACGTTGCTTTTCCTGACGGATTCCACGTTCTTTATTAGCCTTGTAATAGGCTTCACGCTTGACCTTCTCTTTGCCTGTTTCTTCGTATGGCATGATTAGCACATCCCGCCAGATTTCATCTTAACCATTGTGCCTTTGGTATGACCCTTAGTAACGCAACCGTCTGCACGAGTTACACCACCTTTAGCCATTTTATGCATTGATTTTTCGTGAGCTTTAACTTCTTGCTTAGCCACTTTTTTCATCATTGGCATATCTTGTTTAATATCGTCGTGTTTCATAAGTCCACCTTCTTTAAAAGTTTTGCCTTTATCGGCGTTGTTAAAATCTTTACCTACTGACTGTGGTACTCCTACCTTTTTAGCAAATGCAGGATTATGCGCAATAGCTGCCATAAAGTTATGCTGCTTCTTGCTGGTACTAGGCATTACTTACTGCTCCAATACCCAATAATTACACCAATAATTCCAGTAACAAGACTAACTCCACCACCAATTGCCATTAATGTTTTCCAACCACCTTTAGCTTCAGACAAAGTTCTTTCAATGTTTTGGAGAGTAGTTTTAATTTCAGCCATCTCCTTTACCATTTTATCCATATCTTCTTGTAGATGTTCAATATTACTAGCGTGGGTTGCTAATTCTCTAGCAGTTTCAATTGCGTCAATACTCATTTTAACATTTCCATCGGGCTAGTGAAGCCGCTTTACGAGTAGGTTTACCCTTCTCGTCTTTCATAGGTCCAGGCATACCAGACATACGGGCGCAGAAAGATTTCTTCCTTGCTCCGCCTTCTGGTTGTGGGGCTTTCAAATTACTTCCTGTTGCTGCATTATACTTTGCACGGCCTTTAGCTGTAAGCCCAGCGCCTTTAGAAGCTGGTAGCTTTTCACCACGTCCAATGGAAAGAGATGGGGTCTTCTTAGCCATAACACACCGTTGCAGTTACAGAAGATCCACAACCTACAAAAATACCATTAGGGCAATAAATGCCTTCTCCTGGAATCTTGATAGGCAGACCAACTGTATTATAAGTATCAATCTCTACAGCAATACTACTGTATGCCGTAACGTTACCGCTTGTAGTAGTTGATGCAACATCTGCACAAGTAAAAGTATTATCTCCTGTGCTTGTAACAGCATATACACCATCCCGTCCTGTTCCAGATGTGAAATCTAAAAACACCCTTTGCCCAGTAGTAAAACCATGATTTGTCATGGTTACTGTAATGGTAGTGCTTGGACTTGTACGAGAATACGTACCAGACTCATTTACTGTTGGATCGCATACAGCGGTGTTTCTTGCGGACACAGTTCCACTTGTCACCGTAATAGACTTTAATCTTACAGGTTCTTGCGTTGCAAGAAGCCCTGTATTAGTTGCATGAGCCGATTTGACATCGTATTGCATCATGGTCTATTTTTATCCGTAAAAAACAGTCGCACTTACATTAGCAATTGGCAGTACAGCAGCTAGACCTTGTGTAGCAACAATACCTTCGCCTGGAATTAAAGTATAAAAAGCAGTTCCAGAAGAAGAATCTAATTCCATAAGAATATTAGAATACACTGTTGCATTACCATCAGTAGTTAATGATGCTGTAGCTATAGTAAATGTATTTGCCGTTGCGTTTGCCACGGTATAAGCATCGTCTTGTGCTGTACCGCTGGTAAAGTTAATAGCAACTCTAGAACCGTTTGACAAGCCATGATTAGCACTTGTTACTGTGCAAGTTGTTGTGCCTGGAATATCATACGTTCCAGTCAAAGACCCAGCAGTATCAACAAAGCATGAGTTATAAGTTATAGATGCAACAGGGGATAAAACCACGCCTTTTAAACGTGTTCGCCCGTCATAAATAAGTCCTGAACTACTTGTGTGATACGACAGTACATCGGTTTGCATACCCATAATTAATCTCCTAAAGATTTAAGTGGGGGACGAATCCCCCTAGATTAATTAAACGATTTCTTCGCCGTAAACACCATCGACTACAAAGTACTGGATGATGCCTGTAACTGCACCAGCGTTTGCACCACCAGCAGCGGTAGTAACAACAACTAAGTTAGTTGCATTAGCTACCAAACCAATAGAAGCACCAGAAGTTGCAGTAGCAGCGTTAAATACTGTACGAGCAGCAACGTTACCAGCAGCAATAAAACCTTGTGGTACGTTTGTGCCAAGAGTAGTAGTTTGACCAGGACCTACACCAATTAAAGGTGTGAAGCCCATGTTAGCTGCAGAGTTTCCACCAACAGCATTAGTAATGATAACGTCTGTTACCACTGCATTAGCAGGAAGAATTAACGCTGGAGCGCCAGAAACTGAAGAAACCACTACGTTGCCAGCAGCGGCTACGTTAGCGATATAGAAAGGGGCAGCCATTTGCATAGTGCCAGCGAAAGCGGTGCGAGTAGAATCGCCACCTGTTGAACGCCAAATTGACGAGGTAGTAGCTAATGCCATAATAAATTGTCCTTACATACAAAGATCAAGCCTGTTAATGGTGTATGCCTCTGCCGGGACAGTTTAACAAGCCGGTTTTCCCGGTTTCTTGAATATTACTACATTTACAGGGAAGTGCAAGCTTTATAAAGAAAAACCCCACCGGGTAGGGTGGGGCTTTCTTGTAGCTGGGGGGCTTTGATTAAGCGCCAGCAGAGCCAAACATTCCGAGTGGATCAGACCAACCGAAAGAATAACGCTCACGAGACTTGTAACGAACGTTACCAGTATCGAAGTCGCCGTCCATGCTGTTGCTCAAAGGAGTACGAATGAAATGCTTCATACCGTTTGGAACATCAGTAGTCAGGAACCAAGCATTGGTGTCGGTCAAGAAGTGGTTAACAGTGTAACCTTCAGAGACAGAACCGTTGTTCTTGATAGCGTTGATATCGTTGTCGTTTGTACCAACACGCAATTCAGTTTCGAGCAAACGAGTTGACACGAACTGTAATGCAGGAGGAACAACCAACTTCTTAGGCTTAGCAGCGATCAATAGACCACGCTCATCAGTCCAAGCAGCGATTTGAATTACAGCGGCTTCCAAAGAAGTCTCATTCAAGTCAGCAGGAGTAGATGGAACGTTGCTGTTTGTACCGCCAGATACCAATGGGTGTG